AGCCTGGAGGAACGGGTTCGCGAGTGCGCGGCCATCGTCAATGCGGACCGTCAACCGTGGATCGTCTGGTGCGATCTGAACGCCGAGGGTGACGCGCTGCGCGACGCGATCCCCGATGCCGTCGAGATTCGCGGCTCGGATGACGCTGAAGTGAAAGAGCGCCGCCTGATCGAATTCGCCGACGGCAAGATCCGCGCGCTGATCACGAAGCCTTCGATTGCAGGGTTCGGACTGAATTGGCAGCACTGCGCACGCATGGCGTTCGTCGGCGTCACCGACTCATTCGAGGCGTATTACCAGGCGCTGCGCCGTTGCTGGCGATTCGGGCAGACGCGCGATGTACACGTCCATATCTTCGCGTCCGAACTTGAAGGATCTGTGATCGCGAACCTAGCGCGCAAGGAACGTGACGCACTCGCGATGAGCGACGCTATGTCGGCCGAGACTCACGACGCCGTGATGAGCGCAGTTCGCGGCTCAACTCGTCAGTCGAATCCCTATCACCCCACGCAGCGTATCGCGCTGCCCGACTTTCTGAGGGTCGCATGAACGTATTGAACCAGACCATCGGCGATGACTTCGCGCTCTACCACGGCGATTGCGTCGAGGTGCTGAAGTTGCTGCCCGCGCAGTCCATTGGGTATTCGATCTTCTCGCCCCCATTCTCGTCGCTCTACACCTACTCGAACAGTCCGCGCGACATGGGGAATTGCCGCACCGATGCGGAATTCTTCGAGCACTTCGGATACCTGATCGACGAACTGATGCGCGTGATGCAGCCGGGTCGAGACGTGTCGTTTCACTGCATGCTGATGCCGACGAGCAAGGAGCGCGATGGGTATATCGGACTGCGCGACTTCCGGGGAGACTTGATCCGCGCATTTCAGGCGCGCGGGTTCATCTTTCATTCCGAGGTCGTGATCTGGAAAGACCCGGTGACGGCAATGCAGCGCACGAAGGCGCTCGGCCTGCTGCACAAGATCGTGCGCGGCAACGCGAGCATGAGCCGGCAGGGCATCCCGGACTACCTCGTCACAGTACGCGCGCCGGGTGATCCGGTCGAGCGCGTGACACATGACGCCGACGACTACCCGGTGAGCAAGTGGCAGGAGGTCGCGTCGCCCGTGTGGATGAACATCAATCCGTCGGAGACGCTCCAGTACAGAAGCGCACGCGAGCACGACGACGAGCGCCATATCGCTCCTCTTCAGCTCGAGGTGATCCGCCGCGGGATCGAACTGTGGACGAACCCAGGAGACATCGTGCTTTCGCCGTTTGCAGGGATCGGGTCGGAGGGGTTCGTCGCTCTGCAGATGGGTCGACGGTTCATCGGCGCAGAGTTGAAGGCGAGTTACTACCAGCAGGCGGCGCGAAATCTCTCGGCGGCGAAGCGCGAGACGGCTGGACTGTTCCACGCGGAGTCTGCATCATGACCCGCCCCATCATCGGCCGCGACCACTACGCGCGCCCGTTCGCGGCGCGCACCTGCGAGGCCGCCTTCGGCACGCCGTTCGTCGTCAAGAAGCGCCGCATGCCCACCATCGACGAGGTGATCGGCGCGTCCTGCGGCGTGATCGTCGTCGGGATCGTGGCGGCGTGGCTGGCCGGGGTGCTGTGATGGACCGCGCACAGTGGCTGGAAGAGCGCCGCAGCGGAATCGGCGGGTCCGACGTCGCACCCATGCTCGGCCTGTCCCCGTGGAAGACGCCGTTCGCGCTGTGGCAGGACAAGACCGGCCGGGCCGTCGAGGTAGAGCCCGATGAGGCGCAGCGCGAGCGGATGCACTTCGGAACTGTGCTGGAGGACGTCGTCGCGCGTGAGCATGCCGCGCGCACCGGGCAGCGCGTGCAGCGGGTGACGTCCATGCTGCGGCACCCGGACGTGCCGATCGCGTTGGCCAATCTTGACCGGGCGATCGTCGAAGACGGCAGCCGCGCCCGATGGGACCAGGCCGCCGGCCGCGTGCTCGGCGCGCGCGGAATCCTCGAATGCAAGACCGCCCACGCGCTCGCACAGAACAGCGCCGACTGGGGCGAGCCCGGCACGGACCAGGTGCCGGCGTACTACTGGATGCAGGTGCAGTGGTATCTCGGGATCGCGCGCCTTCCGTACGCGGATCTGGCGTGCCTGTTCGGCGGACAGCGCTTCGTGATCTACACCATCGCGTCCGATGCCGCGATCTTCTCCGACCTGCTCTCCGAGGCGGATCGCTGGTGGCGCGCGCACGTCGTCGCCGACGTCCCGCCGCAGCCGCGCACCGAGGACGAGGCGCGCGCGCTGTGGCGCTCGCACGTTGCCGGCCGCTCGAAGATCGTCGACGTGAAGGTCGCCGACGCCGTGCAGCAGCTCATCGACGTCAAGGCGCAGATCAAGGCACTGGAGGATCGCGAGCAAGCCCTGCGCGACCTCGTGCTGCCAGCGTTCGGGGATGCCGAGGCGATCGAGTACATGGGTCGCCGGCTCGCGACGTGGAGGCAGAACAATGGGTCGACGAAGACAGACTGGCGCGCAGCGTATCTCGACCTTCGCGACGCGATCCTGCAATCGAACGCACTATGGAGCGCGTCGTTCCCAGAATACAAGCTGCCGTTCGACATTGAAGTCATCGACGGCCTGCTGCGCGACACGTTCACCACCACCACCGAGGGCGCGCGCGTGCTGCGCCTGAACACCAAGGAGTCATCCGCATGACCGCAGTCGCATCGAACGTCGCCGCCCTGCCGACCGGCAAGGGCCAGTTCTCGCTCACCCCGCAGTCGCTCGACGAGGCGCTGCGCTTCGCCGACATGCTCTCGAAGTCGAGCATCGTCCCGAAGGACTACCAGGGCAACCCCGGGAACGTGATCGTGGCGATCCAGTGGGGCGCCGAACTCGGCCTGGCGCCGCTGCAGGCGATGCAGTCCGTCGCCGTGATCAACGGGCGGCCGTCCATCTGGGGCGACGCGGTGCTCGCGCTGGTGCGCGCATCCGGCCTGCTCGTCTCGATCGAAGAGACGCTCGACGGTGACGTCGCCACCTGCACGGTGCGCCGGCGCGGCGAGGATCTGGTCGCGCGCACGTTCTCGATCGAGGACGCGAAGAAGGCCGGCCTGTACGGCAAGCAGGGCCCGTGGCAGCAGTACCCGAAACGCATGCTGCAGCTGCGCGCCCGCGGCTACGCGCTGCGAGACGTGTTCCCGGACGTGCTGCGCGGCGTGTACGTCGCCGAGGAAGCGCAGGATCTCCCGCCCGAGCGCAACATGGGTCCGGTCGACGAGGTCGCGCCTCCGAAGCCCGCCACGCGCGCTGACGCCGTGCGCAAGGCGATCTCGGACCGCCGAGGCGACGCGGTGACGGTGCTGCCGGTGACGGACGGACCGGCGCTCGCGGACGTGCTGGCGGCGATCTCGCAGTCATCCACGCTCGACGCGCTGCGCGAGGTCGGGCACCTGGCCGAGCAGCTCGACGACGACGGCAAGCGCCAGGCGCGCGCGGCGTTCAAGGCCCGTCGCGACGACCTGACGCAGACGAACGTGGACGCCGACGGCGTGATCCACGACCACGAGCACGCCGAACCTGCCACCGACACCCCCGAGCCCCCGCCCTTCACATTCGCCAAGTTCGTCGACCTGGCGCGTGTCACCAAGACGCTCGACGAGGCGGACGAACTGGCGTCGCTGATCACCGCGTACCCGCGCGACCAGCAGCCCGAGCTGTCGGACGAGATCGGGCGGGCGCGCAAGCGCATCAATGCGGGAGCCGCGAAGAAATGACGACCGCGATCACCGAATACAGCCCGATCGAAGCCGGGCTCGCGGACCTGCGCCAGCGGTACGCGGGCGTGGCCTGGGACCTGCGCACCGTCGCCGGCAACGACGCGGCGCGCAAGGCGCGGAAGGAACTGGTGTCGCTGCGCACGAGCCTGGAAGACAAGCGCAAGGCGCTGAAAGCGCCCGTGCTTGCCCAGGCCAAGCTCATCGACGACGAGGCGAAGCGGATCACGGGAGAACTGCTCGCGATCGAGACCCCGATCGACGAGCAGATCAAGGCCGACGAGGCGCGGCGCGAGGCCGAGCGGCAGGCGAAGATCGAGGCCGAGCGGCGGCGGGTGGCGGCGATCCGCGCTGAACTGGACGCCATCGCCGCCAAGGCTGCGGGCGCAATGCGGCTTCGCAAGTCTGCGCTCGCGACCGGTGTTCTCGACGAACTGCTTGCGGTGGCGCTCGACGGCGAGAAACTTGCGGAGTACGCGGGAGAGGCCGAGAAGATCCTGGCCGACGCGGTCACCGCGGTGCGCTCGCACGTCGCTGCGTTGCAGGAGCAGGAAGCCGAGGCCGCCATGATCGCCGCCGAGCGCGAGGCGCTGGAGCGCGCGAAGGCCGAGGCCGCGGAGCGCGAGCGCGTCGAGCGCGAGCGGCTGGCCGCGGAGAGGGCCGAGCAGGAGCGGGTCGCCCGCGATGCGCGCGAGGCCGAGGAAGCGCGCCTGCGCGCGATCCGCGAGCAGCAGGAAGCCGAGGCCCGCGCCGAGCGCGAGCGCCTGGAGGCCGCGCAGGCCGAGGTCGAGCGTCAGCGCCAGGAGCAGAAGCGCGCCGCGCGCGAGCAGCAGGAGCGGCTCGAAGCCGAAGCGCAGGCCGAGCGCGAGCGCATCGCGGCGGCCGAGGCGGAAGTCGCCCGGCAGCGCGCGGAGGTCGAGCGCCGCGAGCGCGAGCAGCGGGAGCGCGAGGAAGCCGCCGAGGCGGAGCGCCGGGCAATGGAAGTCGCGAAAGCGCGGGCCGCAGAGATCGCCTCAGAGCGGCAGGCGCGGGCGAAGGAGCGCCCGACGGACGACGAGATCATCGACGCGATCTCGCTGCACTACCGCGTGCACGAGTCCACCGTGATCGGCTGGCTGCTCGCGATGGATCTCGAAGCGGCGTCGGCGCGGATGGTCGCGGCGATCTGATGACCACGGCCGACAACCCGGATGCCGCGTCTATCAGCATCGCGCGGACGCAGGGTGAGGCCACCAGCACGCACCATCCGCCCTCCTCCGGGTGGTGCCTGACACGCGGTGCGCGGCGGACAGCGCAGACCTTCGGGACGGGCCGTGGAAGTCGGCCACCTATTCGGAGCGAGCATGACGAACGAAGAAGCCCGCGCCCTGGTCGAGACGCTGAAAGACTACGCAGAGCACCCTTCGTCGTTCACCGACATCAGCCCGACCGAAGCGGATGCAGCCGCCGACCTCATCGCCGCCCTGCTGGACGAGGTGGAGCGGCTGAACAGC